GCCGATATGTATGGGGTGTCGTATGAAGAATCAAAGGGTATAACATTTAGACAACTTTATGGTGGGGTACAATCTCAATACCTACACATACCAATGTTCAAAAAGGTATCACATATCATCGATAAGTTGTGGATGGAGTTCAATCGGAACGGATACATCGAAACTCCAATGGGTAGGAGGTTGTCGAAAAACAACCTAAAGGATATGAACGCAAACAAATTGTTCAATTATCTTCTTCAAGCAACAGAAACAGAATTGAATATGAAGATATTATCCAAAGTGATGGAATATTTAGAGGATAAGAAATCAAAAATGGTGTTATACACATATGATTCATATTTATTGGATATACATCCTGATGAAATTAATGTATTAAAGGATTTAAAGATACTTATAGAAGGGAACGAATTCCCTACTAAAATCGAAATGGGTGATAAGTATTCTGATATGAAATCACTAAATGTATAGGAATATGGTATATGGAAGATTTTTTAAATGAGATAAGAGATTTGTGGTGGATTGAGGTGGGTACTAAACTTACAAACCCAAAATCTGAAGAATGTATCAGAGGGTTGAAAAATGTGTTGAGGGAGAATTTCGAACTTGACAATGATGTTATCCAATATATAGTCGAAGCACTTACAAACTCACCATCTAATTTCTCTATGAATGTTGGTAAACCATCAGGTATAAATGTTGGTGACAATCAAACAGCAGTCTCAGCACAATTACATCCTGATTGGGATGATGAAGATGAGACTATTTACAATACTGATTTGGATGAGGACGAAGAGGAGAAGGATGATGAAAAGGAGAAAGATGGTGACAGACCTGAAGTGGGTGATGAAAAAGATGGTATAGATACTGACATAAAAAAGAACTCTCTTACTGCTTATGAAAAGGAAAAGTTAGGGGAGAATGAGTGAGGACGCAACTATTATGTACCTTTACATCGGAAGATTCGTTTGAAGGTTTATTGGAGAGGGTATTTGATACATATAATCTATTCAGTAGAAAGATATTCATTCTTAAATTAGACCCATCAAAAGAGTTGGTGATAAGTTATAACATTGTTCCTGATAGAGGAACACAATTCTTACCATCAACAATTATGGTTCACAGAAAGAAAGAAAGTAACACAATGTATACTATCAATGCATTAAACAGATTGATAGAAGATTTGAATGGTGGTGTATTGGATAAATCATATCAGATAGAGTGGAGGGATTATCGTAACTCTATGATTCTGACTGATGGTGATGGTTACAAAATAATGAAAACAAACCTGTTCAGAATCATTGATGTTAATTAAAAATTTCGTATATTTATTACAATAGAGGAGATTATTATGTCTATCAAACAAAATAGAGACCTGATGGTTGAGAACATCAAAAAGGTAAGAACTCAACTAAATGAACACATCAGTTGGGCACCGATAAGTCGTGACGATCAAAAAGACTTTGAAAAAGTATTAAAAAAGTATCATTATAGCTTAGAAGATACAAAAGGTAACGAGCTTAGTTTTGAAAATCAATATGGAAATGCAGAACAAATTCGCATAAAACAACATCCTATTTCGCGAAGGTGGCAGATACATGTAGTATTCCAAACTAGCCATTCAGATATCAATCGTCATAGAAATGAATATAATTCGTTTGATAACAAAGCCTCTGCAATACGATACATAGTAGACATGACTAAGAAAATAGAGAAAATAAATTCTATTTAAATAGGAGTATTATGTCTATCAAACAAAATAGAAAATTACTTATAGAGAACATCAAAAAGATGAGGTCTTTAAAAGAGTTCTCAAAAAGTTGGGATGGTTCATATACTTATGATAGGTCTGATATTGAGAAAGCAGAACGTAGTGTGGTGAACAGAATGTCTCGTACTATATTAGCTGAGTTAAAGGCTTTCAATAAACCCAATAACCTAAAAAAAATATCAGAAGAAGATAGAAAAGGATATTCTGAAGGTTTGTTAGAAGCTATTAAGTTAGTTGAACGTATTCAAAGTAAACCTCGTTCATACGGACTTTAAAAAAGTAAAACCATATCAGTACATGGGATTAAATGAGTACTGAAATTGAAAATTGAAATATAGCTTGGATAATTGAAAAATTATTCGTATATTTGTACAAATAAATGATTAACTAAATAAAAAATGGAGTAATTATGGCAATTGACCTAAACGCAATCCGAAACAGACTTGACAGTCTACAAACAAAGGTGACTAAAACAGATAACCTTTGGAAGCCAAAGCCTGGCAAACAGCAGGTACGAATCGTACCTTATGTACACAATCAATCAAACCCTTTCATTGAGTTGTTCTTTCACTACAACTTTGGGGGTAAGAACATTCTTTCACCTCAGACCTTTGGTGAGGCAGACCCACTTGTTGAGTTCGCTGACCAATTGAAGGCTACAGGTGATAGGAATGATTGGAATCTCTCCAAGCAACTTACACCAAAGATGAGAACTTATGTTCCCGTATTGGTTAGAGGAGAAGAATCTGAGGGTGTTAAGTTTTGGGGATTTGGTAAGACAGTTTATCAAGAACTTCTTGCTTTCTTCGCTGATCCTGATTATGGTGATTTGACAGACCCAACAAGTGGTAGAGATATCACTGTTGAGTTCAAAACCGCAAAGGAGTTGGGTAAGAACTATCCCGAGACTTACATCAGAGTAAAACCAAACCAAACACCTATCACAGAAGATAAGAATGTATTGGAAATGGTTAAAGACCAAATTGAACTTCCAACTATGTTTAAGAAGTATCCTTACGATGAGATGAAGTCATTGTTGGAAACTTGGATGGAAACGGGACAAGTTGCTGAAGGTGGAGAAGAGGAAACTCAACCGGCCGAAACAACCACATCAACAGATACTGCTCAGACAGCTAAAGTATCTGATGTAAAGGACGCATTTGACGATTTGTTTAACAATTAAAATTAAGGTATATGGCAACAAACAGAGATGAATTATCTTCACTTCTGGCCGAAAACCTTAATAAGAAGTTCAAAGGACAGCAAAAAGTTGCATATTTCTTAGATGGCTCTGAACAGACACCCACCGACCTTACTGAGTGGGTGTCTACAGGAGACGATATGTTAGATTTAGCAATTTCAAATCGACCTAATGGTGGATTTCCTGTTGGAAGAATTGTTGAGGTTACAGGTTTAGAAGCGAGTGGAAAATCCCTCCTATCAGCACATACATTGGCTAACACTCAAAAGAAGGGTGGTTTAGCAGTATACATTGATACGGAGAACGCAATCAATCAGGAGTTCTTAGAAGCATTGGGTGTTGATACCAAAAAGTTACTTTATGTACCTTTAGAAACGGTAGAAGATATCTTTGATGCAATGGATTCTATTATTGAGTCTATTAGAAAATCTGATAAAGATAGGTTGGTAACCATCGTAGTTGATTCAGTAGCTGCTGCAACTACTAAAGTAGAATTGTCTGCAGACTACGACCAAGCAGGTTACGCAACTCAAAAAGCAATCATTATCTCAAAAGCAATGAGGAAGATTACGAATCTCATTGGTAGGGAGAGAATATTGGTTGTATTCACAAACCAACTCAGAGTTAGAATGGGAGTATCCTTTGGTGACCCTTATACCACATCAGGTGGTAAAGCATTAGGTTTCCACGCATCTTGTAGATTGAGGATGAAGCAAATGGGAAAACTCAATTCTAAAGTAGGTGGTGTTGACCAAGCCGTTGGGATTAAGACCAGAGTCCAAGTTATCAAAAATCGAATGGGCCCTCCATTGAGAGCAGTTGATTTTGATATTTACTTTGACAGAGGGATTGACCGATATGGTTCTTGGTTGAATACTATGAAGACCTATAAGTTGGTAAAGCAGGGTGGTGCTTGGTATACATGGGTTGACGAAGAAACTGGTGAAGAGGTTAAGTTCCAAGCCAAAGACTTCTCAACTTTGTTGGAAGACAGACCCGAAGTGAAAGAATCAATGTATAAACAAATATGTGACGCATACATCTTGGGATATCAAGAGGCTGAGAGTAATGCAAACATAGACTCAACGGAATTTGATGACAGTATCGACTAACTACAAACAAATGTTGAATAACCTAACCAATACATCAAAATCTGATGTAAACGATAAGGTTATGA